ATATTATTGCGCACCATTTCCCTGATGTGAAGAAAGCTCTTGACGATATGGCTGCGCAAGCAGAGTTTGAAAGGAAACTACCATGATTAATTGGCTAGTATACAATAAAAATGATATCGTCGTTGCAGACGTTGAGTCTGAAGAAGAAGCTCTCGAGGTTGTACAAGATCTTACAGAAGATCCATGGTGGAAAGACGAAGCGCCTTATCGAATAGAGATGTTACCATGAGTCATAGCAGCGTAGTCAAAGAAAACGAAGACGGCGAATTGTACATAGAATTATCAGACGAACTCATGGAATCCATGGGTTGGGATATAGATACTGAACTAGTATGGACCGTTTATGACGACGGCAAAATTGGATTAAGAAAGAGAACAGATGATTCAAGTAACGAAACGTGATGGAACGCGAGAACCACTCGATATTAATAAGTTCCATAAAGTAGCGCTACATGCGTGTGAAGGTTTAAGCGGCGTTTCTGTTTCAGATCTTGAAATCAAAACTCATATTCAATTTTATGATAAGATCAAGTCGACTGACATTCAAGAGACACTGATCAAGGCTGCTGCCGAACTCATCGCAGAAGAAGCGCCAAACTATCAGTATGTTGCTGGTCGTCTGATCAACTATAACCTTCGCAAAGAAGTCTATGGTCAGTACGAACCTCCTCACCTTTTCGGCCATTATGGTCGAGTAGTACTAGAAGGGTATTATGATAATGCTCTGGCTTCTGCATACTCGCAAGAAGAGTGGATTCAACTAGCTGATTATATCGACCACGACCGTGATAACCTACTGACTTATGCTGCCATGGAACAATTCCGTGGAAAGTATCTGATCCGTAATCGTGTGACGAATAAGTTCTACGAAACACCACAAATGGCATTCATGTTGATTGCCATGACACTCTTTCAAAATTACACTACAAATAGAATGAAATGGGTAAAGGACCTTTATGATGCTATCAGTACATTTGACATTAGTCTTCCTACTCCTATTATGGCAGGAGTGCGGTCACCTCAACGTCAGTTTAGTTCGTGCGTACTTATCGAAACTGACGACTCGCTGGATTCCATAAATGCAACAGCCTCCGCAATTGTTAAGTATGTTTCTCAGAAAGCTGGTATTGGTATTGGCGGCGGTCGTATTAGGGCTGTTGGATCTCCTATACGCAATGGCGATGCTTCTCACACTGGTACTATTCCTTTTTATAAGCATTTCCAGTCAGCTGTTAAATCTTGTAGCCAAGGTGGTGTCCGAGGTGGAGCAGCGACTCTCTATTACCCCCTTTGGCATTACGAAGTGGAGGATCTTCTTGTCCTAAAGAACAACAAGGGCACCGAAGATAACCGTATCCGTCATCTTGATTATGGCGTACAATTTAATAAGGTAATGTATGAAAGACTTTTATCTGGAGGTAATATCACCCTCTTCTCACCTAGTGATGTCCCGGATCTCTATGAAGCCTTTTACAAAAGCACTGAAGACTTTAGAGAACTCTACGAAAAATACGAACGTAGTAAGGTTAGAAAGAAAACCATCCCTGCGATTGATCTCTTCTCAGCCTTCGTTACCGAGCGAAAAGATACTGGACGAATCTATCTAATGAACATCGACCATGCGAATGAGCATGGTTCGTTTACTGAAGCAGCACCGATTAAGATGTCGAATCTGTGCTGTGAGATTACATTGCCAACAACACCACTAAAGGATATTCATGATGAAACAGGCGAGATTAGCCTATGCACGCTTGCAGCGATCAATTGGGGAAAGATTAGAAAGCCAGCTGATTTCGAAAAGCCATGCACCATTGCAGTACGCGCTTTGGATGCCTTACTTGACTATCAGGACTATCCTGTTCGAGCCGCTGCTATTGGTACTCGGAATCGTAGGCCTCTTGGTATTGGTATCATTAACTTTGCTTATTGGTTGGCTCGTAATGACACTAATTACTCTGATCCTAACCTTGAGCTTGTTCATGAGTATGCTGAAGCATGGAGTTATTACCTTATTAAAGCCTCGGTCGACTTGGCTGAAGAAGTAGGTCACTGCCCTCTAACAGTAGATACTAAGTATGGTTTGGGTCTATTTCCTATTAACACATATAAGAAAGATGTTGACGAATTAGTTGCTCCGAATTATAAGATGGACTGGGAACAGCTGTCTGGCCGAGTTAGAGACTATGGTATTCGTAACTCAACACTTATGGCTCTGATGCCAGCCGAGACTTCTGCTCAGATCTCAAACTCGACCAATGGCATCGAACCTCCTCGTGCTCTGATCTCGATCAAGCAATCGAAGGATGGTGTACTGAAGCAGGTCGTTCCCGAGCTAAGACGACTGAAGAATAAATACGAACTACTATGGGATCAAAAGTCTCCAGAAGGTTATCTGAAGATTATGGCGGTCCTGCAGAAGTTTATCGATCAGGCAATCTCGGTCAATACTTCTTATAATCCTCGTCACTATGAGGATGAGAAGATCCCGATGTCTGAGATGATCAAACATATTTTGATGCACTACAAGTATGGCGGTAAGACGCTCTACTACTTCAACACCTTTGACGGTGCTGGTGAGATTGAAGAAAACAAACCACTCGCACAAGGGCAACTAGATGATGAGGATTGTGACTCTTGTAAAATTTAACAGGAGTATTACATGGCAAAGTCCATTACATCAAAGCAACTACATGTTCCAATCGTAACAGGAACATCTCAAGATACAAGACGTCCTAAATTATCGTCAATGAATAAGCACAAGAAGAGAAACTTTAAGGCATATCGTGGGCAAGGAAGATAATGCAATATATTAAAATTGATAGTGATATGTGGTCAGACGCAGGCAAAGTTTGGTTTGTGCATGAGTATACGACGCGTGAAAATAGTACCGGCGTAACTCTTACGATTGAAGATACCACAACCGGCGAAATTCAGACACGGGTTGTTCCACAGAACCAAATCGAATGGCTCGAAGCGAAGGACTGGTAATGCTATACACAGGATCGGGGAATATACCTCATCACATCTATTGTTGGGTAGATTCTTCGTTCATTCGTAAAGATGCCAAACCAAACACATACGAACCTTGCATCTGGTTTGCATTGCATGCTAAAGCTGGTCATTCTTGGGGTTGTCATGTGATGCTCGAGTGTGGAGCAGTTTGGCGTGGAGTTCCGCCGCATGCATTAGCCTTCGCGCCTAATCCAGAGAAAACGTGGCAGCTTGAAGATACACAGATATGGGATTGTTATGGTGATCAGTTTTCGGTATTGATATATAACTATCTACACAGCCAACAAGCAGAGATTCGAAAGACCGGCCTTTTCGGCCGTTATCTTTTTACAGTGATTCCAATGCACGATGGATATTCACAAGATCCTTCTCAGTCGAAGGAATTTATGTTTATTCAATTAGACAATGGCAGACTGACTATCATGCCTACAAACGAACTTCGATTCCATGATAAATCATATACCGAAGGCGATTGGCCTAAGGACCTTAAATTAAATACCAGCACCTGGAGAGTTGAATGACAGTTTTTTCAAACGAAATGTTTGATGCTACAGAACAGACTTGTTTCTTCGGAAAGCAAGTCAATATTGCCCGTTACGATAAGCAACGTTACAATATCTTCGAGAAGCTGACAGATAAGCAACTCGGATTTTTTTGGCGGCCAGAAGAAGTAGATCTGTCAAGAGACGGCAAAGACTTTAAAGGGTTAAGCGACCATGAAAAGCACATCTTTACAAGCAATCTCAAGCGTCAGATTCTTCTTGACTCTGTACAAGGACGTGCGCCTGGCCTGGCGTTTCTACCGATTTGTTCGCTCCCCGAACTCGAAACCTGGATCCAAACATGGACATTTTCCGAAACGATTCATAGTCGATCCTACACTCATATCATTCGAAACGTTTATTCAGATCCGTCAAGGGTATTTGACGAGATGCTCGACATCCAAGAAATAGCCGATTGTGCTCATGACATAAGCAAATACTATGATGATCTGATTGAAATGAACAATCTAAATTCCATCGATCCTTACTGGGTTGGTGATAGGCAAGCTGTTGATCCATATCAACACAAGAAGGCTCTATGGCTTTGTCTAAATGCTGTTAACGCTCTCGAAGGAGTAAGATTCTATGTCTCGTTTGCATGCAGTTGGGCTTTTGCGGAAGTTAAGAAAATGGAAGGTAACGCCAAGATCATCAAGCTCATCGCGCGGGACGAGAACGTTCATCTTGCCTCGACACAACAGCTCCTCAAAATTCTACCGAAAGAGGATCCAGACTTTGCTCGCATACAAGAAGAAACACGAGATGAGTGCATCAGCATGTTTTATCGAGTGGTCGAGCAAGAAAAAAGTTGGGCACATTACCTTTTCCAGAACGGTTCGATGATTGGTTTGAACGAAGAGCTTCTTTGTAACTACGTAGACCATATCGCCGCGAAACGTATGGGTGCTATCGGTCTGAACGGTAAGCCAGGAGCGAATCCTTTGCCATGGACACAGAAGTGGATTTCAGGTTCTGACGTACAAGTTGCACCGCAAGAAACAGAAATTACTAGCTATGTGATTGGTGGAGTTAAAAAAGATGTTGATGAAAACACATTCAAAGGATTTACACTATAATGGATTGGATTACTTGCCCCTCATGTGATGAGGAATTTAAAATAATCACAGAAAACACCGCTCTTCCAGAATATTGTCCATATTGTTCTGCAGAGCTTGAGCTTGAAGATCCATTCGACGAAGAATATGAAGAATAAATAGATCTTTCTCCTGATGGAACGTGATCTATGAGTTGGTTATACGAAGACAAAGAATTTACTGAAGTCGAAGATTATTATGGCTTCATATATCTCATCGAAAATTTGGTAAACGGCAGGAAATATATAGGTCGTAAGTATCTGACAAAAGCCGGATACAAAACTGTCAAAGGCAAACGAAAGAAGCTTCGCGTAGAGTCCGATTGGCGAGACTACTACGGATCTTCTACTTCCCTCAAAGAAGACATTGATCTCTACGGAAAAGATAACTTTCGTAGAACGATCTTAAGACTCTGCAAGGGTCGCGGAGAATGTAATTACTTTGAAACAAAATATATATTCGATACAGATGCCATTTTAGATCCTAAATATTACAATAGTTGGGTATCTTGTAAAATTCAAACAAGCCACGTGAAGGCTTTACTTTTCAACCCCGAACAGGAGAATTTATGAGGTGGGTAAGGTACTAGAACACAAGCATTTGATTGTAAGAGCAGAGCT